TCCATGCCGTCGCGCAAGAGCTTGAAGAACAACTCGCTGCTCATAGTTACGCGCCATGGCTTGTGATCCTTCTTGTGAGCGATGACCCAGTCCTTGAGTGTGCCAGCGTCTCGCTTGGCTTGGTCGATAGCACCGTCAAGGTTGAGCGCCTGCACGCACTTTACCTCAAAGTGAAGCCCGGCAAGTTCCTCGCAGATAACGTCTGGCGAGTCTGTGCCCCCGGCAAACTGCTGACCCCGCCTTGCGGTGAAGCCAGCAGCCCGGAGTTCATCGCGCCAGAGTCGTTCTCCACGAGCACCCTTGGCGCGGCTGTTTACCACCCAGCCTCCTTGCTGAACTCGTCAACGTCATCGCCCATCGGGATCTCGTCGGGCACTTCAGCGGGGGCAGCCTTAGTCGCAGTAGCCGGAAACACATTCCACAGGTTGGCTTTGTCGGCGGAGATGAACAGGCTCGAGCGCAGTGCTTGCAAGCCTTCAGCGTCCGTGATGCCTGCTTCGCCAGCGGCCCACTTTGCTGCTTTGGCGCACTCAACATAGAGCTGGGCGCGTTGGAAGATGAGACGCTTGGCATCTGCCGGGGTGCCGCCGCCTTGACCGCTGGCGAGAGCAGCGTTCACCTTGTTGGCAGTCTCAGCCTGACGGAACGCGCCGGCAGCAGAGTCAATGATCGCAGCCTTCTCGGTGATGTTTAGCTCGTTGCTGTCGGAGTGCTTGGAGTACTTAACCGACAAACCCTGCAAACCTTTTGCGCCACCTTGGGACTTAATGGTCACCGTCTGGCCGATCAGGTCCTTAATCTCCTCGTTAGTCCAAAAGGAGGCACGCACCTCTCCGGTAGAGTCCTTTAGCACAGCAGCCTGCACGCGCCACGGACCGTACTTGCCCTCGCCAGTTTTGGGCGGGAATGCAGCCTTAACCTGGACTGACATTTCACCGATGATCGAACCGTCGGCCAGATTGGCCAAGTCAGCTATTTTTGCTACTTTCATTTATGTGTTTGTTGTCGTCGAGTGCGGGCAAGGACGGCAGTCCCCGCAGCAACCGCACACGGTTGTACGCAACAAGAGATTCGGCTGGAGGTCAACAGACCTTTAGCGTTTTTTTGCAGAAGCCTTGCGAGCGGCCTCTTTCTGCACTGAGTAGGCGATAGCCACAGCCTGCTTGGGTGGCTTGCCGGATGCGATCTCAGTCTTGATGTTCTGAACGAACGCCTTTTCTGTTTTAGAATGTTTAAGCGGCATTTTGTTTTCTCCTGCGTTTGAGTTGAATAGCTTGCGCTTTTTTTAGTGCCTCTTGATAGGTGTCGGTAACAGCCTGTACGGCTTGTCTACCGATTGACCAAATCCTAAACTTACCACGGCTGGCTTGAATGACAATGTCCCGCGGGATACGAGGATCGTCCGCAGCGGTCGCCATGTTGGGCAAGAGCGTCTCCACAGGTGGCTCAGGTGTCCCACTGTTAAGCGGAGCTGGCTCAGCAACCTGAGCAATCTGTTGCTGTACGTTAGCAAAGTGCTCATTACGAAGACGCACAATCTCAGGATCAATGCCAGCTTGCCGGGCTTCCTCTGCTTTGCCCTGCAACTCCATAGTGTCAAACTTGTTTCTGACACGGGCAAGCTCAGCGTCAAACATGGCCTCACGCTTTTCGCTCATGGCCTTGAGCATTTGGTCAATCTTCATGTCGCCAACTCTAGCAGTCTTGGCAGCTTCGGACTGTATGTTGCCCAGCACAGTGCGGTGCGTGATCTCGGAGCGAGGAGTTTTCTGCGAGATAAGATCTGTGACAGCAGGAGGTGCTTCCTGTGGTGTTGGGAACTCTTCAACGTCAAGGTTACGGAAGACCTGACGCAGTTGCTCTGGATTGATCTTCAGCTCAGATGGCAGCCGTGTTGGACTGCCACCAGGCAGGTCACCAAGTTCTTTGAAAGTCTTCACTGCTGGCAGCGGTCGCAGACCAACCGGCACAGGACCGATGGTGCCTTCAGCTTCCGTCTTGGCTACAGCAGCTTCAATCTCAGCCTGTTTGCGCTGGATTTCTTTGCGCTTGCGGGCAAGTTTACTGACCGTTTTGCTTAGAGCTTCCTTTGGAGCAACCTGTTCAAGCACAGCTTGGCTTCGTGTTATCCTTGCTTCGAGATCTTCAGGTGCTCCAAGTTTACCAACAAGAGTGGGCGTACTTTCACGAACGATCTCGTTCATAGCTCTGCTGATCTCTTCGCCCTCGTTTAGGATCATGGAAACAGGCACAGTGCGTGAGCTTACACCGTACTTGCGCTCTTCAGCAGCAACCTCAGCCGCACGTTTTTCAGCAGCGGTTCTACTGGGAGAAAAGCGGATGTCAGCAGACTCGACGTTAAACCTGCGAGAAGGAGGGATTATTTGAGCAACGCCTCTTGCGCCAGATGCTGATGTTTTTATTTCATTCGTAACATCTACCCATTGTCCATTCTCTGATTTTAAAACCTGCAATAGGTCAGACGCAGGCAGCCCGCCTTGCAAACCATTAATGTCTGAAGAGGCAACCAGAATATACCGGTTATCATTTGAAGAAGCCCTGTACCCTAGTGACTCATGGCCACGGGACCATTGGGTCTCCCCAGATCTTCCGCCGCGCATTTTGCCTTCTCTTGCTCGAACAACACCAGATTCAATAATATCTTTGATCTGAGGCTCGCCAGTTATGCGAAACGCAAGCTCAGGTTGCTTGGCTGCAAAAACGCCTTCCCCAGTCACTTTTATAGGCTGACCACCTTCAAATACGCGATGGAGTGTTGGCCTGGCATTCGCCTCTGTCTCTGCTGTTGCTGCTTTTAGTTTTGCTTGGTTGCTTTTAAGAACAGCAGCCTCTTCGTTCTCAAAAACTCCAACCAGTTGACCAGCAGGATCAAACAGTTTTGCCGTACCCTTGGGCGAGATGATCATCCGCTCACCAGTCACGTTGTCCGTGACGGTCTCTCCGTTTGCTAGCATCTCCCGCTTTGATGTTGCTGGACTAAAGTTTGCGCGGATCTTGTTTACAAGCTGCGGTTTATCAACCGTAACCTGCACAGGCTGACCATTAGGTTGGTAAAGCTGAACATCACTGATCCCATCTAGTCGGATACTCTGGATGCCAGTGCGTTCACGGGACAGAGTGGTTTTGAACTTTTCTCCCTGAGGAGTGACAGCTTCGAGTTCCGGTTTTGGAACGTTGCGAAACTTCATCGGGTCCATGTAGGGCTCATTAATACGAACCTCGCCACGTTTAGCCCTAGGCTGAATTGCGCTAGACATATGCAGCATGTCGCGCATGAACTCTAGATTCTTCGTGCTGGCTCCCTCTGGGGCCACAGCGGCTAGTGCCCTTGCTGATGGCACCGATCCTGTAGAGCTTAGGTTGTCGATGTACGCCTTAGCATATGGCACAACATCTTCCAGTGAGTTGACACGCAGATCCCTGAGTGCCGCGTCAATCGCCGGAGAGTAAGTCCGGTTCAGATTGATCATGTCGTTGGCAAGCGATAGGTTGAAGAACTCCATCTTGGGGCCAGAACCCTTCTTGCCACTGGTCATGCTGAACGCCATTGGTAACCCAACCTGAGCAACCCTGGCAGTGTAGGCACGATCCTTGCCGGTAGATTTGCCGACGTTCACACTATGCGTTACGGAAACAAGGTGACCATCGTTAAGTGCCTGAGCAAAGCGAGCAACAGCCTCACGGTTTTCTGGCGCAATGAGCGGAGCGCCATGCTGAGTTTGAGCCTGAAACAAAGCAGAGACATGCTGAGGCGTTAGCTTGTCTGCGTAAATAATCGGAGTCCCAACCTGAATGTTGCCGGGATAAACACCCTGCTGGATGAGCACAGCATTTGCATCAGTTGCGCCCATAGCCTGAGCTACCTGATTGTAGATAGCCTTGTGGTAGACAGCTTTTTCCTGTTCGGTGGTTAGAGCACCATTGGGATGAGTGTCCTCATAGGTTGCTCGCGGCTCCACGGCCACAACACGGCCACCGTTCTGCATAGTTTCACCAACAATAGGAACGTCCTTCGGAACCCTTTCGACAAATGGTTTAGTGGCAGCTTTAACACTGGTGGGCACCTGAGTGCGCGTGTTGATGGCAGTCTGAATCTTTTTGGTGATATCTGCCAACGGTTGACTGCTGATGATTTTGCCATCCTTAAAGAAGTGACCAGAGATAGGATCGCGAGTTGCACCAACAGAACTCATCCCGGTTGCAGTCTGGAACTTCTCTAAAGCTCCACGGAAAGCCTTGTCTGCAAACGCCGAGATGGCAGAACCGCGGAAGTCTTGCAGGGACTCAGGCTTGGCGTCTGCGAGGCTTTGCGAAACGCCTTCAGCGATGTACTCATGCGCCAGATTTGTTGCCGCCACAAGTCTGTCCTGAATAGGCAGGGATGGATCATTCATCCGGTCAATGTTCGCCTTGATCTGTTCGGCAGCCGCAGGATTGGTCTGAGCCTGGGTGTCGTAATACTTCTGAGCCATCGTGCCCAGCTCTTGGAACGCGCCCAGTTCTCCGCCACGTTCTTTAGACAGGTTCCGCACAAAGTCAGATGCCACTTGGTCACTGGTGTAGGCGTGCATCACCTCGTGTATCGCGCCAGTGTGGTTAATCTGATCAGCGTTGATGAAAATCGTCTTGCGCCCGGCGTCGTTGACGAACTTGACACCCTTGCCCATGTTGGCTCCAGAACCACCCAAGGCATCAGGAAGAGGTGTGGCGTCGTTGATGAAAGCTACATCAACACCAGCGTGTTCGGCACTGTCAAGGATCCCAAACAGGGAAGCCTTTTGCCGTGTAGTCATGTTCTCTGAGTTAAGAACATTCAACCTGTTTTGGATGTCATCCGGAATGTAGACATCTTGGTTGTTGATGATAAATGACCGTTCCTCTGGACGAGTGACGATGTCCGTGAGCACCTCGCGCACGAAAGCCTGTTGGGCAGCCTTGCCGGTCAACTCTGCCGCAAGTCCAGTTGTCCCACCAATTGCTCCGCCAATCGCTGCTCCACCAGTAGCGCCATAGGTGGCAGCCTGCGCAACACTAAGGGGAGTGCTAAAAGGATCTGCGGCTTCCTGCGCTCCACTCAAAGTAGCGCCAATGGTTGCCGGGATCATCGCTCCATCGAGAACCTTGCGCGTCAAACGAACAGCAGGATCTGGAGCGGCTTTGACCAACTTGACTGCCAAACGCTCAGCACCCTGCACTTCAGCGTTGCGCATGGCATCTTGCATGATCTTAGAAGCCAACTCTTCGGAGCCAAGAACTCGTCCCGCCCACTTCGTGGCAGCACCGGCGTACTGGGCAAAGCGAAGCCCACCATAAGCCTGAAGGGCGGTTCCGGCATACGAGAGTGGGCCTTCATCTGGAAGGACGCTGCCAGCCACAACGGCACTAAGTCCTGTGCCAGCTTTTGCGGTTTCGGTTCTTAAGAATCCACGGGCAAGCGAATCTCCAAGCGCAGAAAAGGAGCCAACCTTTTCAAGCGCTCCACCAGCAGTCTCCATTGCTTGTCCCAAGGCTCTTCGCCCAAGGCTATCAACGGAGCGTTGTGCTAGGCTTTTAGAGAACTCTTCAAGCGCTTGTCCCGCCACGGCTTCTCCGGCTTTGCCCATCCCCTTTGTAAGGGCTGAGACCGCTGGAAACAGCAAGGTGATGTCAAGGATGTTGCCCGCTTTTAAGCCAGAGTCGATTTCCTCTTGAGTAGACCCAGGCAGCATCCCGTAGCCCTGAGCCTTCCGCATATATTCAGCCTGCTGCGCATACTTGCCGGTGGTGTACAGAGAGTATGGGTCGTTGGCGATCTTGTCCCAAGCCAGCGCTCCCACAACGCCCGCCGCGTCCATAAGTCTGCCAGTTCCTGTCAGGATGCCATTTAGGAGCTTGATGCCGGCTTTAGACTGAGCGTTTGGATCCATGTCCATGGAACCAGTCATGTCCACAGATGGTGCCATCGAAGCAGCAATTCCAAGTGTCTCAGCGGCACCTTCACCGATGTAACTGGCCATGTGCTTGAGCACATCGTAGCCCTTCTTGAAGAATCCTGGGCCACCCTTGATCTGATTCTGTGCCTCAGTCTTCCCGGCGTCCATAGCCTGAGCACTGTTCCAGACTGCCATGAAGTCTTCTTTTGACAACATGGGTGCAGTCGGATCCTTATCAAGCAACTGCGTTGCAAGGGACGCCAGCGTCTTTGGAAATAAACGATCTACTTCAGCCTGAAACTCTGGCTGAGGAGTGTCTGTCTGCACCTCAATTTCATAACCACTGCCAGTCTCAGGATTGATGTGGTAAGGCAGCTTAACCTTTGTGCCGGCAGGTATGATTGGGACTGGCTGACCTTGTGGTTCCATATTAACGAATGATCCTGATAATTGTAGAGCCTCCAAGCGGCTTATGCAATGGATCCTGGATTGGCTCCTCAACTGGGCCTTGTACCGGATTTGGTGTGGCAGAGCCTGCGCCGCCAGAGATCATGGTCTGCCCAAGCGGGTTTCGTGTAGAAAGTGGGCTAGTTTGCTGTTGCTGCGGCTTTCTGATCTGCGAAACATACTCCAGCGGAACAGCACCCATGCGCCTTGCAACGCCGGGGCTTGTGGTGTTGATGACCTGTTCACGAAGCCGTTTGTTGTACGAGTCAACATGAGAGTTTGCCCCATCAATGGCAGTCTCAAGAAACCCTTCTGGGTCCGAGTCAAACAAGGTCTCAATCGTTTCAAAGAACCCTTTTTGAATACCTTCTTTTTCCTGTTTGGTTTTTGCCTGAAGATACCTGTTAAACCAGACTGTTGGATTGGTAATCTTTTTGCCCGCAAACTCAGCAGTTTCTGGCGCGGTCATTACTTTGTTGAACTTCAACAAAACTTCCCCGATCTGAATCGCATCATCAGAGTCAATAGAGTTAAGAGGCTTAAGGACATTCATCCTTATGTTGTCCATTGCAGCCTGCTTGTCACCAGAATCAAGTAACTCTTTTGTTTTTGAGATTGTAGAAATTAGGGTGTTAACCCTTTTGTTTGAATCTGCAATTTTATGCCAGTTTTGCTTGATGGTCTTATTTGACTCCGTGGTTTCCCATGGTTTAAGTGCTTCTTCGTATCTATCGTACTTTTCCTTAACCATCTTTAACTGATTATTAAGCACCTCACTGGGCTGACCATATGCACTAAGCGACGCAAGGCCACGATCCATGTCCATGTCGGCAAGGATCTGCTGCCTTTTAAGTTCGTGCTGCACAGCAGGGAACTGCTTCATTTCGTCAGGAAGCTCAGAGAACTGCTTTTCAACTTCAGCCACGGTTGCATCACGCTGGCTTTGAAGAAGCATTTGCTGTTGAGCTAATTGAGACGCAAGTGCGTTCCTTCTTTCTGCCTGCACCTTCATTCCAGCCTCCACCATAGGCCGTGCTTTTTCGGGCACAAACTGCATCAAGTTTGCGTAAGAGCCTGGAAGTTCCATATTATTAAAAAAATCCACCAAACACGCTTGCCGGTTTGTTAGGCTGAGTTGGTTGGATTGAGAGGTTTTGAGGAGCAAGCCCTGCGCTAGATCCTGAAGCACCAAATAGCAGTTTAGCAGCTTGTTGCCCAAACGGCATCATTTCCTGCGAAGCAATCTGCTCCCGCTGTCTGGCTGCTGCGGCGTTCAACTCCTGCTGCTGCTTGTCGATGGCGAACTTCTGATTGATCGCACCACCCATGACAGCTTTTGCTTGATCCCAGAACGCAGCCTTATCCTGAAGGGACAGGCTTGTGTCCTTGTTCATCTCTTCAATCCGGGTGTCAATGCTCTTCTGGACTTCAGGGCTAAGGAAGCTCCTGAACGTGTCGAAGGCTTTCTCGGATGCCTTGATGCCAGACTCCATCTTTTTGTAGTCACCGTAAGCTCCGGCAATCGAACTGGCTGCACTTGAGATCCCACTGGCTAGCCCCTTGCCCATGGACTCGTAGCCGCTTTGAATCGTCTGCCCGATGCGAGCACCAGCTTCGAGGATGCCCTGGCCCATCATGCCCATGGCAGCCGGAGCTGGGCCTTGGTAAAGGTTAATTGGTTTAGCCATAAAATGCTTTCCTAGCTTCTAAACAAAGTGGACTGCCTGCTTTGAATTGCCTGCAAGCCTGTGGACGGTTTTCGTAAATTGTACACGAAACTGACTCGCCAACAACTCCAGACAGAGCAGCACACCTATTGTTGCAAGTTTTAAGAAGCGGATAGTCATCTCGAATTAACTCTGGTGGTATACCTGTAGCGTCAGCCCTGTCCCGGCGAAGCACCGGCCAACTCCATTTGTGGCTGCAACATGCTCCGCAGGTTCTGCAATCCAGATCGGATGTTGCAATACTCTGCGACGGGTTGGTCGTGCAATACATGCTCATGCACGTTCTCTACTTGGATGCCAAACTTTGGGCAATCCACAAACTTGCCAAGTCGCTTGTCCACGCAGTTGAAACAGGCATGAACGTAGTCAGAGTTCATGTGCTTGTCTAACTTGCTAACCACGTTCTCATCGTACCTGTTCGTGTCAAAGGCCACGTCGTTGGTCTTGATGTGCGAAGAGATGTCCTGGTCGGTCCAGTTGCGCAGCGGGAACCACATCTCTGTGTTTGGCCCCAAAATCTTTTTGTCTATCTCAAGCGGAACAGTTCCAGTTAAAGGATCTTCGTCGCTACTTTTGTGCCCACACAGAAGCACGTCAAAGTCAGAAACGATGTGCCCCTTGGGACGGTTGAGCCACTCTCTGCCGCATACCCAAGGCATCCCGGCTTCCCGCGGCTCGGTGCCGCGCATGACCTTCAGGCTTCCCTGCCCGAGCGAGTAGGTCTCGCACACGTCTATGCGGTTGTTCCCGTGTGTTAACGCCACAGACACAGGAACCCAATCGTGAACAGTCAGCCCTAGATTCTCTTGTACAAGGTGATGAAAGGCGTACTTGTGCGATAGAAACGGCAGCTTGAAGTGAATTACCTCAATGTCAGGCCGGGCCTTTCTGGCGAGATCGAGCAGCACAGTGCTATCCTTGCCGCCACTCCAAAGAACAGCAGGACGTTTTGCATGTTTAAGTGCAAGTAATATAATTTGTTCAGCAGTCATTACAGTATTACTGCTGCGCCAATCATTCCGCCAGCACCCAGCGCAGCACCCCCCAAAGACCCAATCATGCTAGACTTACCAGCCTGTTTACTGGCATTCGCCTGAGCGTTGGCACCAGCCAAGTTCATCTGCGCATTGTACGCACCATAAATGCTACCCATGCCGGTCTGACTCTCCGGGTTGAATAGCTGCGGTCCCGCAGCCTGGCCCATGTTGAAGCCCATCTGTTGTGCAGAGCCAACCTGCCCCTGAAGGATGGGCTGTTTGTAGAAGGCTTGCAGCACAGGAGCCTGAGCCGCCTGAAGCTGTCCCATCGCTCCTGCTCCGAGTTGTGCTTGACCAGCCTGAATCTGTGTGCCAGCCAGCGCCCGTTGTTGCTCTGCTTGGCCACGCTGCATTGCTTGCTGGAAGGCTTGCTGTTGTGCGCCAAGTCCGTACTGCAAGTCGGCTTGTTGGCGTGCGGTAGCTTCAGCCAAAGCGGGTTGGTAGATAGCCTGAATCTGGTTGGCTGCCGACTGAGCCCTGCCAAGACGTTCCTGATAGCGTTGGTTAGCTACCTGAGAACGGTTTAAGATCTCTGCACCGATAGCCTGATTGCCAAGGGTTGTGCCTCGAGCGGCAAACGCAGACCGGGCAGCTTGATCAGCAAGCCGTTGCTCTTCCTCAGTAAGGCTTTTCCCAGCTTCCAGTTCTCTTCGTGAACTCTCGGCCAAGAAGTTGGCATAGTCGCCCATCCCTGGCATCGTACCCACATACTGGTTAACGATCCCTTGGTTGATGCGGTTAAGGCCAGATTGCATCTGAGGGCCACCAACACCTCGCTCAAAAGCCGTAAGCTGCGGAGTCTCTAGTGATCTGGCAAAGGACTGTTCTGCTAGCTGCCCAGCGGAACCGAGGGCTTCCTGATAACCAGGAGTCAGTGCGGCAAATGCCTGTTGGTACTGAGGAAGGGTCTTTTGCAGTTGCTGAAGTTCAGCAGCACGATTAGCAGCATTATAGCCAGCTTCAATCTCAGCCACCTGCGGGTACATCTTGGCGGCTTGCTGCAACGCTTGCTCACCGAGATAAGCCTGAGTCTTTGCCTGTAGTTCAGCATACTTGGGCTGGTAAATGGCTTCCTGCTCGTACACCTGCGGAGCCATCTCCACCTGTGCTTTCAGGATGTCTCGCATCGACTCCTGATAGTTCGGAGCCGCGGGTGCTTGAATGGTTGTAGATTTACCGCCGCCCATAAGACAAAATCCTTTCTAACTTCTTAACAGTTAACGGAACTGGTTGCTCCTTTCTCCAGGTGTAAAGCTCTTTAACTGGATGCTTGGTTTGCAAAAATTGTTTTAACACGTCAGCGTGAGCTTTTACGTTGTCCGCCCATACTACATGAGCAGTCCATATTCCATCTTCATCTGACCAATTCCAATCAAAATCTCGCTTGCCGGGATGTGCCGTTGAAACGCCCCGTATCTCACCGTCCTGTTCGCTCCAATAAATGGAGTTATGGACTCCGTAAAATGACAGGTAGTTTTCAACTTCACTTTTTGTTGAGTGCCCAACCATGTTTAGGTGGTTGAGTGATTTTTGGTAAAACGCCTCGACTATCTTATTCCACAGTTCAGGCGTAAGTTTTTTCACGATTAAGCCGGTGGCAATTGTGCGGTAATTAAGAAGGAAGCTGCCCAAAGGGGATATGAAATACCATCTGCAAAATTGTAAAAATAACCAATATGGTTGCCTAAAGAATTGGAACCAAATCCTTCTGCAATATCTTGATTGTAAATATAATCAGTCCTTCCAACATCCCTCATTGAAAGAGTAAACGACGAAGATACTTGATATAAGTTCCCGCTACCAGAAACCTGATTACACCTAACTGGCGTGTTTGTCGGACTTGCTGGTGCACTTTCTCCAGAAATGATGTCCCTGATGTAATTAACATAAAACTTAGAATATGCAGTTATATCCATGTATATGCTCTTTACGTTAAATCCGTACTCGCCGGTCTTCAAATTAGTGGAATCATAAACCAACGAAAGCTGGATACCGCCACTAAATGCAGTGGTTTCAGGAGTCGTAATGGTGAACGTCCTAGCCGCAAGATTGGTGGACGTAATCTGGTAAAGCCTGCCAGTCACACCAGCGGTGCCAGTGTTGATGCCAACGTACTGATACTGCAAAAAGAACGGAGCAGCAGGATCATAGTACCTGGCAGCAAGGCCACCGTAATTAATCGTCATCGTGGACGAGCCGGCAGTCCTTGTGGCGGTAACCGCAAGGAACCTGCTGTTGTCAACCGTCGTTGATGGAACGACTGCCGTGTAAAAGTACGCAGAAGCTACAGGCTGAGTGATGGAGTCAAATACACTCTCAAGGTAACCTCTCGTAACGACATCGTTAGCAACCGTTGGCGCAGACTCAGTTTGCAGCTTGCCTGAAAAGACGTATGTCCCCGCAACTGTAGCACCACCTCTGGAGATGGTAAATGTGTCTACATATGACTTATTAACAGCCTCCTGAAGCGCCGGATTAGGTTGTACAGGGCTCCACGGCAAAAACACAGAACCAGTAAACGTAGCCCCGGTTAGGCTAGCTTTTGTAGCAGCGGCAGCGTCAACGTACTGCTTGGTAGCAGCTTCGAAAGCCACAGAGGGATCAGCGTTCAACACTACTGGTCCCGTAAACGTGTCTCCTGCCTTGTTGGCCGGCGTGTAGCCAATCGTGTTCTGCTTGGTGGCTAGCCCAGTGTCAACGTACCCCTTGGAGGCAGCAGACAAGACTGCTTCGGGAGTTGAGCTAGACAACGTCAACTCACCGGTCATAGCCACCGAACCGTTCTTGTTGACGTATGCGCTCAGATCAGGCGCAATCGAGGTCTGCACCTGTGCTAGTGTAGCCCTTTTGAGCGTGCCAGACTGAAGGACAAGCACACTATCAGAAGTCGTGCAGGAGTCTACCGCAGTTCGATCGCTAATTGCACCAGGCACGAGCACCGCATTGTTAACGTGCGCGTTTAGGTTGGCAGCGGTTACCTGCGCACCATCAACGTAAGTTGTTCCAGCTTGAATCTGAGCCATATTATTCTTCCGTGATCATTGCCCGGTTCGAGTTAATAGCATACATGCTAGTGCTCTTCAAGGCTGGTCTGCCTAGGTTAAAAACGACCTCAGTGTCGATAGCAACACCACGCATGGCTATCCGCGGCCTGAGTGTGCCGTCAATCTGAGCGGAGCCGGTAAAGACGTACCGCATGACCTCTTCCGTAACGTCAGGGTCGTGCACGGTCACCAAAATAGACACGTCATCACCAGCAGTGTTATTAAACTGAAACTCAGCCCGGCTAAACCGTTTTGTGAGCTGGCTATCAAACGTGTACTCTCGAGATCGGATACTTGCCGTTACAGGCACAACAACATAAGAGGCTGCACTAAGTGTGGCTGGTAACGAGAACGGAAGCAGTGGTGTGCCTGTGACTCCCAAAAACTCGTCACCACCATCAAGTTGTTCGGCCAAGAAGATGCCACCGTACTTTCCGTAAAGCACATTTACCGGAGTTGTTGACCCAAGCGGTGTAACCGAAACCAAGAATGCATTCCCGATGTTTGAGACAATAAACAGCCTGCGCTTATTGTTGTACAGAGCAGGAACAAAGTTATCAATAGACATCCCAGACGGGTAAGTGTCTATGGTCTCCCACGCTTGGTTTAGCGTGTTGTACACTAATATCGAGTTATTGTTGATCGAGGAGCCAACTGGAAAAGCAATAAAAAAGCGATTGTCAAAATAGCTAGCCGTAACGCTTTTCGCATAATCAAAGTTTACGTTATCAAAGTAGTCGTCGATTGGCTCACTGAGTGGCAGCGTGTTGCCTAGCAGCTTCAGATCAAGCTGGGGGGTAAGCATGTGCACGCCCTTACCGCTAAAGAAGAACACAAACTGACCAGCCGGCACGATACTGTGCCTTGCAAGGCATCCTACTTCTGTAGTGATGACCGTAATCTGCGACCTGTCTGGCTCAGTCGGATCAAACCGCGGATCAATGAACGCGACATAGATGCTCTTGGACATGAAGAGCAAAAACTGGTTCTCGATCCACGGGAGAGCGCCAACAATGCTGTCGTTGCCGCCCTGGTTGATGACGTAGACGTTCAGTGGGTCGTACCTGTCACTGAGAATGTCGGTGGCTGTAATCTCTGTTTTAGAAGTCTTAACAACGATCCGGTTCTGGAAGTACAATCCAAACTCGCCTGGAGGCAGCGGATAAGTACCACCACCATTAACGCCGGTCTGGTCAACATAACTGAGCGATGCTGACACTCCATCCCACACCAACGGAGGGTTGGCTTGCTGAACCTTAAAGCCAGCAAGATTTGTGTGGGCTTGAATGTTTTGATTGGTTGGATTTGTAAATAAAAACGTAAACTGCGTGGGGCTAGCCACAGAAGTAACAATTACGTTTTTATGCCAGTAACCATGCGTGTATGGATATGGACTTGTATCAACTACATTTACTTCTGATCCAACCCGCAATCCATGTGCTGTTGCAGTGTTAACGGTTATTGTTACTGTAGCAAATCCAGCAATTGATGGATTGGTAATTGTAGCAACAATCTCTGGCCCAGCAAGTCCACGGAAGATGTACAGCTTATCGAGCGCCTGAACAAGTTCTGGCTCAAACGAAAACGAGTTAACAGTTAGCGATATGTTTGTTGTTATGTAGTTTGGAAACTCATTTTGAACATTATCGTAAAATACGATGTTATTTTGAGTTACATCTAAAACGTTAAAGTTTGTGTAAAATAACTCAGCATTTAAGGATGTAAATCCTACTGTTATCGCATCTCCAATACTTACCCCAATGGTTGTTGGCACTACGGCAAATGCTGTGTAGTGAGTAACAGGTATTGTTGGCGGTATTGTTATTGGCGCTACAACATAGGTTCCCTTGTTGTAAGTCTGCTTGCTCGTTTGCCCAATCGGGCAGTACCTTCCAGTTGGAAACGTGTACTTCTGTGAGACCTGCTGTGTCTGCGTGTTAAACAGGACGATCCCATCGTGAAACACCATCACCACATTGTCCTCACCGGCAGCGTTCACATAGTACCCGGAACCAGACTGCATGTTCTGGTTGAGCGTATCGTCGGTCATCCGCTCGCAACCCTTCCGGGGCTGGGCGATGCCCCGTTGCAGCCTCATGTTCCTTGAGGACTGCGCGTATCCAGGCTTCAGATTGGAGGGATCAAGGCGCGATGCAAACCCGACAAAGTTGTTGTCGGTATCCACTGCAATCTGGCTGTCTTCAGGCATTAGTCTTGGGAAAGGAGCCTACCGAGTTTCTCAACAACACGCTGGAGGTCGTCCCGAATGTCCATGATGACCTGCGTGTCCATGCCCTCATCTTCACCCTCGTCTTCGTCCTCCGACTCGGCTTCATCTTCACCGTAGCCACACTCAGAACAGGTGCCGTTCGACCTCATGTCGCAGCCACAGTCCGGGCAATACTGCTTTCCAGTTCCTCCCATAAAGGAGCCAAGTGCGATGGTGAGCTTGCTCATGCTATGTATTCTTTAAGGTTTGTGAGGCGATTACTCCAGCCTTTACTGAACGATTTCTGCGTGTCATCCAACTTGACCAGTAGCTTATAGAAGTCCTGCCGCTGCTGCATGATCGAGTCACAGATGGGCTCAAGGCCAACGTCATCGACCTTCTTCTCGTATGCTATAATGGTCTTGTTGCCGATGATCCCGTCATCCTGAGCCCCCACGGCACGTTGCAGGAACTTTCCGGCCTGACCCACGCCAGTGTTGACGCAACCGTCAAAGTGAATTAGGCACAGAGGATACGGGAACTTGTAGCACTTCCCGCGAACCCAATAGTCGTTGTAGTAGATATCCTCCAGCTCTTCTTGGCTGATCTCCTTCACGCAGCGACGATCTTCCTGCCGGTTGTCCCGGTAGACGTCGTACTCACGCTGGAGAATACCGCGGTTAGTCTTGCCACCACGATCGTGCGGGTGGTTTACAAATCCGCCCTCGGCATCGAGGACAAACTCTAGCGACCTTTCAAAGTTAGGATTGGCCGGAACCACGCTCATTGCGGACGACATCGACGAGCCCGAAGATTGCAATGACTGCGCTGCTAATCGCGCCAGCCGCGCCGCTTGAGTAGATGCCCAGCGCAGCACCGAGTTTAGCAAGGCCCAACCAGGTTGAAGGTTGCTTGACGTAGGTTTTAATGGTTTGTTTCATGGCTACTGCTGTGGTTAAGAAGACGCTCCCAAAGAGCTTTGCGATCCTTTTCGCACTCGACGATCTTGCCGTACAAATACCACACGGCAATGATGGTGAACGCCATTGACAAGCCTTGACCTGCCACCTGATCGAGCATGTGCGAGATGAACTTTTCCATAAATTAGCGGCAGTTCCAGCGTTTTAAGCTGGCAGCTTTCCGAGTGGGATTACCGTTCTTGTCCTTCATAGGACCAGGCATCCCGCTCATGCGGGCACAGAATGACTTCTTGCGGGCTGCATCAGCCTTGGTCTTAGGGTTAGGCGCAGGAGCCTTGAGGTTGCTGCCAGTCTCACGGTTGTATTTGGCGCGTCCCTTAGCGGTAAGCCCTGCACCTTTTTTGACGGAGAGGTTAACTTGTTTCTTAGCCATTTGAAGCGGGTGGCACAAACTGACCGTTGATGTAACTCCAGCCAATTTGGGCACCAGAGTCGCCAGTGTCCTGAACGTAATAGGCCGGGTCAATGTAGTACCCTTGTTCAGGAGGACTCCATGGAAGGGGCGCGTCACACTCAATGCAGCCCTCAACAATGTTGGTGGCAGAGTTAATCATTGCGTAGTTCATTCTTAAAAATTTCTAGTCCTCTTGTGGCGGCACAAATTGACCGTTGATGTAGCTCCAGCCGATCCATGCGCCAGAGTCTCCAATTGGCTCAGCATAGTATCCGGCAGGAGGATTCCATGGAGTCACGCCATCCCAGATGACGACGTTCTCCACGATGTTTGTTTCGAAACTGATTACTGCGTATTTCATGCTTAGAAGTAAGCTGTGATGATTGCCATGCCGTCTGCACCGTTGCCGCCGTTTCCAGATTGTACGCCAAGTTGAGTTGCCGCACCTCCACCACCGCCACTGGCTGGAAAACCACCAACTGCACCGTTGCCCCCGCTGACACCAACACTTGCTCCGCCACCACCTCCGCCAGATCCAGCCGCAAATATCCCAACTGCTGCATTTGAGTTTGCAGTTCCAGCAGTCCCAGAAGCACCAGTAGCTGTTCCTCCAGTTCCTCCAGCAAGATTCAAAACGCTAGATCGACCACCTGCCCCACCTGCAAACTGGGCATTTCCACTGCTGATTCCACCACCAGCACCGCCGCCAGCACCTCCGCGCATTGTGGCCGCGTATGTTGAAATCGGAAATCCAACTCCTCCGGCGCCTCCATTTGTGGCTGCTGCACCACCGGAATTTGCTGCCAAAACAGCAGATCCAGCAGCCCCTCCTGTAGCTGTTCCTCCAGAACCTCCACCGCCACCAAATGCGATAAAAAAAGCTCCAAAAGTAGTGTTTGCTCCAGGGCCGCCAGGATTTCCGTCGGCATCAGATGTTACGCCCAATGCACCAGTGCCACCAGCTCCAATTCCAATTGATATCACAGCACCAGCACCACCAATTGCGCTTACTGGAACAATTGTGGAAAAGTAACTTCCACCAGCACCGCCGCCACCACCGCATCGCACAACAGTTGAAGATGCATTTTTTCGGCCAGATCCACCACCTCCACCTGCTCCAAGCAACTCCATTCCAATTGCAAACGCACCGGCGGGAATGGTGTAGTTGCCAGAAGTTGTAAAAATCTGAACAGAAGTGGGGTTGTACTGATGCTGATGATCAGCACGAGCCGCAAACGTGCTCAGTCCAACCACAGGGGCTGTTGCCAGTGCAGCAGGAGCAGTAGTCGCGAGCCCGGCAATCTGGGAGGTCGTGAGCACGCCGGCCAAAGCCTGAGAGACCGTCGCCTTCCGGGTATTAACGCCCTGGTTAACCACCAGCACGTCCGTTGTTGCTACGGAAGCCGCGGCTGGAAGTTCAGAGATTTTGATGTTGGCCATAGATTAAGAATTGGAGAACTCAGCAGTGGCGACGTTAAATGCCTGCGTGTACCTGGCAAACCCGTTGGTAATTCGGAACTCGTCAATCTTTCCTGAGAACCCCTGCAATCCAGTTATTGTTCCAGGTGCTCCTATAACAAATGTGCTTTGAGTGGAAAGATTTATTGATGTGGTAGTTGTAACATCAACAACACCATTAATAAATGTCCTAATTGTAGAACCAGACCGAGTCATTGCCACATGAGTCCATGTGTTAAGCGGAATTGCTGTTGTTCCAGAAAATGAAAATGAAGCAGTTCCAGTTTGAAATGCAAATGCTCCAGTTCCACTAATTGTACCAGTGTAATTTGTTGCGGCTGATGTTGTTATATTTCCAAAAACATAACATGCAGCATTTGCTCTGTTTATCCAAAACTCAATGGTAAAATCAGACGTTCCAAAAGCAAACGGAGCACCATTTGTGCATGAAATATAACTTCCTGTTGTGCCCGGAGTAGATAGCGATGCTGTTCCAAACTTAAAGTCTGCCGTTGTAAGAACAGGATTTGCATTGTTTGCTGTAAACGTCAGCGTGCTTGGGCCATTGTCGGTAAATACCTGCGTTCCGTTTGTGCCGTTAAAATGCAACAGGGTGGACACCTGAGAGTAATTGGGATCGGTTCCAAGCAGGTTGCCATCAATGTGCCAAGTGTCTGTTGCAATTTTTGACAGTATGTTGTTGTAGTATTGACCAGCACTTGAAGTCTGAGACAACGGAGACAACACGGTAACACCATTCGCAGCTTGAAAGTTAATCCTTCCAGCACCCTTCTGAAGCACGTTAACAACTGAGCCAATCGGAAGCGCAACAGAAGCGTTTGTTGGAATGTTTAAGTTTACTCCAGTTGCAGAGTTGATCGGATAGATGGTTTGAGCATCCGAGAGTGCCAATGTGCTGGAAGCCGTTTTGTCAGCAGAAACCGAATATGGAGTCAACCCAGTTGGCAACAAATGCTGATGGTCTGCTCTGGCAGCAAAGTTGGATATACCAACAACAGCAGTGGTAGCAAGAACTGCGGGTGCCGTGGTGGCAAGCCCAGCTATCTGATTAGTCGTCAGTGCTGAGAACGCAACCGTTGAGAGGCTAGTAACACGCCCCTTGGCATCGATGCTCAACACCGGAATTGCGTTTGCAGATCCAGCGTTAGCTTGTGCGGTGGTGATTGCCGTCAAAGATGCACTGGCTGATCCGGGACCAGTTGCGGTTACATCTCCAGTTAACGCAGTGATCGCAGAAGTTGTTGCAGCGGCAATAGCAACAGTGGACAACGCGGTTACACGTCCCTTCGCATCAACGCTTAAAACCGGAACAATACTAGCAGATCCAACATTGCTTTGAGCTGTGGTGATTGCAGCCAAAGTTGGGATTGGGAACGATCCGGCCAAATCACCTCCAGCCGTTGCGGTAGCACCTAGTGCCCCAATTTCTGCCGCAGTCGGAAATATGTGCTGATGGTCAGCACGAGCAGCGTAGCCCGAAAGGCCAACCACTGGAGCAGTCGCAAGTGCAGCAGGCTCAGATGTGGTTAGGGTGGAAATTGCCACCGTTGTCAATTCAGTCACTTGGCCTTGAGCATTGATCGAAATGACCGGAATCTCAGTTGCACTACCCACGTTGCTCTGAGCGGTGGTAACCGAAGCAATGCTAATCGTGCCAGCAACCGTAATCGTGCCACCAGAAAGCCCTGTTCCAGCGGAAACGCTTTTTACCGTGCCACCTTCAAGACTGGAGATAGCAGCAGTTGAAATCGAAGTCACGCGCCCCTTGGCGTCGATGCTAAGTACAGGAATTGACGAACTGCTACCCACGTTAGACTGAGCCGTTGTGATAGCCGCCAAAGAAGCTGGCACAGATCCTGGCCCCGCGGCAATGACGTCACCAGTAAGCTCTGTGATTGCAAGAGTGGACGCAGCAACATTGACACCAGTCAAACTGGTGACGCGCCCTTTTCCATCAATCGTGACAACCGGTATCTGGGTTCCTGACCCAAAAGACTGAGGGGTCGTAATGGTTGCAAGAGACGGATTCGGATAGCTTCCAGACAGATCTCCGCTCGCAGCAGAACCAACTCCAACCGCACCAATTTGCACAGGAGTCGGAAGAATGTGCTGATGATCAGATCGAGATGCGCTTGTGGATACCCCGGCAAACGCGGTTACCGACAGTGGAGATGGAGCACTTGTGGATAGACCAGCAATCTGGTTCGTGGTCAGGGCTGGATTAGCCGTAGTGACAAGTGTGACAACACGACCCTTAGAGTCAACCGACAACACCGGAATAGCCGATCCAGATCCCACGTTCACCTGAGTCGTGGTGATCGAAGCTAAGGTTGGGTTTGGATAAGTCCCAGTCAGGTCTCCACCAGCAGCACCGGCAGGGTTGCGAAGGATAAGCCCGGTTACCTTTTTGGTAGCACCACCTTGAACGATGGGAACGATCTCCGTTCCGTCAACGGATGTTGCTGCTGGTAGTTGAGAGATTTTGTCGCCCATGATTAACCTGTTATTAAATTGTCGCCAGCTTCAGTGGTTAAAGAAAACCCAGCTTCAGTCGTTATAAAGTCAACCGCTCCACCTGTTGGAACTGTTTTCTTAAACCTGAAAGTCTGAGCATTACCAGAAACCTGAATACGAGCAAAGTTTTTATTGTAAGCCTTTGTCGGATCCTGATTCCTTTGCCTGATAAACTTGGTAACCATGTTAATATGTATATACCATGTTCATTTTTCGCACTTGACCCTGCTGTCTGATCAGCACGTCAATCTGCTGCTGCACTGAGAACTCAGCCATTCCTTCGAGCGAATCAGCTTCAGTAGCACGACCTTCTGAGCGCAAGAAGTCAGCAGACACAGAATTGACCAAGTAACTCTTAAACCGAAACGGAATCTCCATCAGCCTCCAAGAGAAGCTGGGGTTAGCCGGCAGCACACCAATCGCAGCATCGTTGTAAGTGTTCCAGAAGTTGCCGGCTACAGGCAGGTTCTTGCTGGGCGGATTGTACGCTGAACTAGCCTGGCTGGGATCATAGTACACTTGAGAACCAGCAGTGTAAGCCAAGGTTGGGTCGTACCTCGTGCCAAACAGAAACGGAGCCACAGCACGCAACAGAACAAACTTGGAGTTAAAGTTCTCAAACCTCAACACAAACAAATCTTGGCTAAATACCTGTGTAGACACGGTTGTGTTCACATCAAGGTTTGGCATGTTCTCGACCACATACGACTCGTCCTTGACACGAGACGTTTTCCGCGGATCACCAGTCCAGCAACCGATAGCCTGCCCGGCAACCAGCGCAATGGGCTGCGGGTTGTTCACAAACTCAAGTGTCGATCCGCTGATGTTTGTCCACTGAGGAGTGCCCCACGGCATCTGAATGGTGATGCTTGTGATGTAGGGATCAGTGGTTGCGTCCCCAACCGTGTAGGTGAAATTGTACTGAGAAGCCGCAGCAGAAGCCAGCGTGCCGTCTTCCTTCAGAATCCAGAACGGATTAATGATGTTGACGTTTGACTCGCCGATCTTGTTCTGCTGCCACGCTTCATCAGAGAAGTCACGCAGGTAGATGCGCGGATAGTTCGGGTCAAGCGTGATGACTACAGGGATGGTATCCTCTTCGTTCTGGACGTACAGAGTGTCTCCGTCTTCTTGCAAAAGCTCGTTTCCAGCTTCCGTAAGAATGGGAATAGGGTCCGTGACTACATTGCTAATCAACGTGCCAGGCCAGAGCTGAGCAACCTGTTGAATATCGGGCCAATCTTCCCGATCCCAGATCATGCTTAACCGACGATTTGTAAAATCGCGGATAGCAGCAAACGATTTGTCATTCAGCGTGTTTCGGTCAAGCCCGATAAGCTGGCAGGTCTCGGCCAAAAGCGCGCTAAATGGTACTGTCTTCATTTGCTAGGCGTCCATCCTACACTAATCTCTTTGACGCCGCCACTATTTACACGACACTCCGGGTTGTCACGCAAAAACTCATCCATGAATGCTTTACTATCCCAGCAACCATATCCGAGTTTTTGACCCCAAAAGTGATAAGCCGTCAGCGGAATGGTGGCTATCTTTTGCCCAAGCCCTTCAACGGACCTGTGGCGCATTTTGTTGAACTTGGCGTTCTGCTTTGCTTCGATTCTTGCCTGAGCCTTGTTTCGCTCCCAACCAAGGCGCAGTTCCTTTTCCAGTTTACCAACAAGATGTTCAGGTACGTTAATCATACTTTGAAAGGGGCCGGTACTCTCCCGGCTGTCACACCACTGCGGCGACCAAGCATCTCCGGTCCGTGCGCAGCGGCATGGAGCCACTGGCAGGTGTCGCACTGTGCCCAAGGCTCGCAGCTTATCCCCTCTTAGAACAAGGCTGCTACAAATCCTTCGCTTGCACAAAATTGTCCCCGTCTCTCCGAGGTGTCGCACCACTTAAACCTCCCTTGGGGCAAGGTACGCAGGTGTCGCGCTAAATCAACTAAGCAGCGTTGTAGTCGAACTTGCCGAGGCCCAGCGGGTTCCCAACAACCAGACCAGCAACTGCTTCGACCAAACGGCCAGGTCCACCACCGTTGTCGGTGAGCGGAGTGACCTGCGCCACATTGCCGCCATAACGGACTTCAATGAGGTTCATGTCAAGGACAAGACCCTTGAAAGGCGTCGGGGTCCACGCGAGCGGAGAACCACCAACGGTGCCGATGAAGGTCGTTGGATGGAGGCGCACCGTGCCGAAGTCACCCTGGAACACGTCCAGAGACTGGATGTAGGTGTCAGCAGCAGCGTCACGCTGGAAGGTCTGCACCTTCGTAGCACCCGCGCCAGTGATACCTGCACCGGTCGTGGTGGTCAGGCTGGTCGTCCCAAGCAGGCTCGTAAAAGCGCGCTTCAGGTCGGTTCCAACGATGCAGTCGAACGAGGTGTAATGCCCGGTCTGATCGAAGATAGACTTAAGCAAGCCCTGTACCGCGGCATCCGTCAAGGACGTTCCCAACGCAGTCCCGCTACCAACGATCGAGGTCGTGGGAGTGCGGAAGATGGAGGGAATGTCGCCGGGAGTCGGGGTGCCAGTACCAGCGTTGCTAATCCAGGTCTGAGCCCCAGCCGTGCGGTAGGGAGTCGTCTGGTTGCCAGTGTCAAGCTGAGACACCTGATTGGAGGTGAAGGTCACTTCCATGTCACGCTTGATGCCGGTGATAGCCTTGGCGACGTTGTCAGCCAGCTCGTCACGCACACCAGCTACGTCAGCGATGTCCTGCGTCAGCTTGGACACACGGACTGCGCGGCGGAAGATCTGCGCGTAGTTAGCCAACTCAGCACGGTAGCCGACAACATAGTTGTCAACGCCAGTGCTGAGGTTCACGTCAACGCCGTCCGGGGTGCCACCAACCACAGGGGTCGGGAGGCTATCGGACTGCCAACGAAAGAACATGTTACCGGGCTTGGAGCCCTTCTTGGCCATAGACGTGAACGGCGTGTCCTTGGCGTCAACCAAGGCGATCATGTCCATAAGGTCTTCGCGCTTACCGCGTCCAGAGAGATTGGGTTCGAGTAGAGTTGCCATATAAGTGAATGAGTTTCTGCGATTTACTGCGTGAACTAAACGAAGTTCATTGCTTTGACTAGGTCAGTTAACCCATCACGACTGCCACCAGTCTTTGCAAACTGGGTTTTAGCTTTTGACGTGTCAGCGTTAGAAGCCTGCATAGGCGGAGCTTTTGTCACCCCTGGTTGTGCTGGAGCCCGCTTGATTGGCTGTTGCGGTGCTTTTGACTTAGCCTTCATATCGGCGTAAGTCTTGGCTCCGAGAACCACCAACCCAGTGAGATGCTTCCAGTCTGGCCGGCGACGCACCTCAGGGAAGTCCTTGAGGATCTGTTGAGCAACTTGGTACTCCTCAGACTCTCGCTTATTCCACCAAGGGAAGTCGGTTGTCGCCTGTGCGTCTGCCTGTGCCTGCTGTTGCAGGTAGTTTAGACGTGCAGGAAGCTCGACTTCTTTGCGCTTGAGTGCAGTGCGCTTCATGGCGCGGACTTCCTTGTCTGAAAGCTCGTGTTCCGTGCCATCAGGCAACGTAATTACGCCTCCATCCAGGTTATCCTCGCACCACAACAACACCTCAATGGCTTTATCGTATTCACCTTTTACCTGATCAACGGTATCAAGTTTTTGGATAAACTCACTTGGGTCTTGTTGTTTAACAGGTGCTGAAGTCTTTGCGGACTCCAATTCCTGTTGAAGCTGCGCCAACTGCGCTTTCTGTGCTTCTAATTCTGATTGGGCAGCCTTTTTCGCAGCAATCAACTTGTTGATGCGCTTCTGGACGCCCTTTGTCAAAGAACTGCTGTCGTGCTGGTCGGAATCTTCTTCAGTAGGCTGATCGTCCTCGCCAGAGGAATCCACCACTTCTTCAGGTTCCTGCTCCTGTGTGGCCGGAGCGGCCTCCTCCTCGTTAAGGAAGCTGGATTTAAGTAGATCGCTAAGACCTCTTTCATCCATTAAACCGAGTTTCTCAGCAACGGGATTTACTGCTGCCTCCTGACTCCCGGAGTCAGGCTGTGATCCAATTTCTTGTTCGTTCATGCGGTTAAGGTCGCAAGTGCCTTTAATTACAAACCAGTAACGCTGGTAGGCCCGTTATTAGCGTTATGCCAAATCTTTTTCTTCAGTCAAGCCGTTTAATTTTAATGCTTCTGATCTTAATGTTAAAAGTGTGGAGTAAACCAAGTTTACACCATCAGCTTGTCCACAAGCGTGCACACGATCCTCGCCTTTGACGTTATTGCTAATGGCGTGCATCCACATAGTTTCCTGCATCTGTTGGATCGTCTCGATAATCTGATCCCACATGTGGTTCTTCCCCGAGAACCCGTAAGCTGCGCGTTCGCTTTGTGTCATTGTCCAGGTTGCTGCTGCACCGGCGTTACTCCAAGTCTGCCAATCTGAGCGTTCTGCTGTTGCATGACACTCATCTGAAGATTCTTGATGTAGTTCTGGAAGAGTTGTTGGAAGTTTTCGTCCTGCTGGAGAGCCGCCTGCGCCTTGGGATTGTTCTGCATCACCTGCTGGGTAAACTGCATCTTGGTCTGCGCCGCAGGATCGTTCTCTTGATACAGCACCTCGTTACCCAACAGCATCATTCCGATGTCACTCTGGACGTCCTTAAACATCTTCTGGGACGCCTGTTCCTGATTCATGATCAGTTCAGTCGCCATCTCCGGGGCGATCGCCTGAATCAGCATCTCAGTAATCCGGTTAGCGTTTAGTACACCACCCGTGTCCATCTGCTTGATCTTGGTCAGGAAGTCCACCTTTTGAGCGATGTACTCCTTATCAAGGTTCATCACGTCAAAGCGTACGTTGATATCAAACTCGTTATGGATTTCCGACAGATTCTGTGGGAGCTGCCCGCCAGTGATGCGGAAAATCTCCTCTGCCGGCATGTACTGGCAGCACAGTGAAAACATCTGCCGAAACACGGAACGCCAGGACAGAAGCCACGAGTTAACCAGTGCCTGCTGAAGCATCTGGGTGGTCATTGGCATTACGTTAGGATTACCCGTCCCAAAGTACGCGGCATGTTGCTGTTCAACCCGCTTAATCAGGTTGAACGCCACACCAGGCTCGCGAGCCGGTGGGTCCATGAACGTGTAGTCGTTCTGGCTGGTAACCGGCAACTGCACGCCGGGGCCGACCTTGTTCATCCCACCAATGCGCTTGATGACCTTGATCGGAGGCAGCGTCGAGAAAGCTGTATGGTCACGAATCGAGTCGTGCTGCGCCTTAATCTCGTCCTGATCGGTGCTGGCAAGCTCAGGAATACCGCGGGTATCAGTAATGGACCGGCGGATCTGCTCCCGGCGGAACTCTACAAACGGATACTCACCGTGTGCGTAGTCGAGACGTTCGTGAATGGCCCAAGAATCACCGTCAGACTGCCGGTTAGACGCCGCTTGAGGACAGATAACCGTGTAAAAGATGGCTGGAGCGTCTCCGTCCAGGCTTTTAGTGTAGCAATACACCACTTCAACCATGTTTTGGTAGTTTACACCGTTGTAAACCATCATTGTGGTGGTCGGAAGCAGGTTGATGTTGTAGTAGCTGCTCGATTTGCCTAACTGCTGCAACGCACGCTCAACCCAGTCAGGATTCCAGCCTTCAGTCGTGATCTTTTCACGCAACTCGACCTCAGACATCCAGGTTCTGCGAAAAATTACCCGAGACCGTTGCAAGTCCGCGGTTTCTGGGGGGAAGATGATCTCATCCCACGGCTTTAGGGCTACGATCTCGGGTAAGTTTTTGCTGACATACTCCTGGTCTATGGAGGTCATGCCAGTCTGAGCCAGTTCACGCACCATCCGCTTGGCGTCACTAGCCTTCAAATTGGGAACAGCAGTCTGGATGATTTCCGCAGCCTGTTCAGGAGCGTTAACAATCAACTGCGGCAGTTCCAGTAGCACCTGACTGCCGGATTGCTGGGCCAAAGCCATGATCTGGTCCATCGAGATGTCCTGAGTGCGAACACTGATGTTCTGCTGCCAGCCTACAAAAAAAGCACTCCAGCCGTACTGAAGAGCGTACTGTGCTGCAAGAGTAGCCTCCTTATAAAGCTGCTGCGGCATCTTACAGTCGCGAATCCAGCGAAGGAGAGTCGTCCCAATCTGGGAGACCGGCATGTCGGACAACTCGTTCCCGTTGGCTCGAAGTTCAGCCTTTTGGAACGCGCCAACTAGTAGGGAAGTCAGTTCGTTACAGGTGGCGTCGATTAGGCGGGTACGGACGTCGCTGGCACCTTCAAACGGCCAAGCCGGGTCTCCAGCGGAGCGGTTTTCAGAGTGCTTCTTGCCGTCATCAGTTTGCCCAGGCCACCGACAGAAGCGGATATTGTCAAACTTGGTGACCAGATTCCCCTGAGAGGAGTTAATCATTGAGCGGTTGTACTCGCTCAGAAGCTCACCGACATGCGGGTTCTTTGACGCAATCGCTAAAACGTCTGTCTTTGTGTTTGGCATACTTTAATAGCTCCCGCACTTATTAAACTTTTGCCACTCCTTACTTAACGAAGACGATATGTGGCGTGGTTGCATTACCACAAGGTATCCTAAAGCGTCAATCGGATCTTTACAAGCCCCCTTCTGACCGTCGTGCCCAGTCCACTCTCTTAACGAGTAAATCAGGTTCTGGCAACTCTCATGCACCATCAACCGCGGATGGTTAGTCTTAATGTCCAGATCGGCTTCCCTATTATAACACAGCAAATCGTTGATGATTAAAACACGCTCATCAACTGACACGCTGGCAGCAGGCAGGAAATACAACGGTTCCGTAGCTTCCATAAGAAGGTCAAGCAGCGTAACGCCACCTTCCTTCGTCGTAGCCTCCGTTCCTGCGCTTCTCGGATCGATGTAACGTTCTGCAATCTCCTCGCGTTTGTCAGCATGAGTTTCTAGGGACCAAACCAGTTCAGTGTACTCGTTAATACCGCGTCCAGATCCGCTGCGTTGTGCAGGTCCGGGGCGACCGTCTGCCTTGTCACTTGGCAACGCCCACTCACCGTAGCTTTGATCCGGCCATTCACGGTAGATCCAGATTGTGCCATGCTCGTCTAC